AAGCAGATTCGACTGAGTGAATGAGAACGCGAGCGCCCCCGGCGAGGAAGAAGAACCAATCAAGGTTCGATCCAAGCCGGGGGCTAACACGCGGAAATTCTCATGACACCCAGCGAACTGATTGCAGCTCGACTAGGCATCATGCCTCGACAAATGGTTCTCGGCTTGCGCGGAGTACCACGTCTGACCACCAATAAAGGTGGGCAGGTGTCGCCGTCGCTGGAGGATTCCAGCAAACCCACTTTCGCACGAACTTATGCGAGAAGATAGGCACCATACTGCGGATGATACAGGAAGTCCCAATCACAGATTCAGAAGCAGCGTAATGCTGCTCGAGAGCGTGATTGAAATGATTACTTACGGGAAGGTTAAACGAACGTTTATAGGCATCAAGATGCCACAAAAAACTCGTTCGGCTGTCATAAATAGACAGGTCCTTGGTCTTTGGCACGAATGCCTTGTACTTCGGAACCCCATCGTAAGAATTGCCCTTAGGCACGAAGTTGGTTTTCACCACTTCGAGCGTTTGGGCCGTCTCTCCTTTGGCGTTTTTCAAGCGCTTAAAGGTCGGACGGTGACTTCTGGATCGTATCAATTTTTCGGTATAAGCAGAGTGGGTATCTATCCACACACCGCTTATGGTGCTATCCTGGTAGGGGACTAAGGGAAGGTTTTCCGTGGCAACAAGAGTTGCCAGGAGTTCCGATAGCTGTCCTCCGGGAGTAGCCAACGCTGCTAACCCATTCACCAAATGCACAACCTCGACTTTCATCGTGGTATGAGTACGAAGGTAAAAGGGCGTAACGTTAACCCCATCAAACCAATCAGTCCCACACGACTCCCGAAAAGGGCCGTCTGTGAAGGACTTCTCATCATTAATGGAGAACCCGAAAAAAGCAAGCAACTTGTGCAACAAAGGATAGTGGCGTTTGTGGATGACTATGTCATCCCCATAAACCGCGAACTCCTCGGCACCTGTTGACTTGCATAAAGCAGCAAAAATCAGTGTCTCTACACCAAACGTCGCGCCGTTCCCCATTGAGGAGAACTTTGCGTACTTAAAGTGCTGACCGAAGCCGGCCCCCTTAGGGGAGCGCACGTCGCAAAGGAACTTAAACCATTGAATTGG